TTGTTTTATTGTCCTTATCCTTTCCAGTAATAAAGCCGATGGATGCCGCCAAGTCTCCGCTATCCTTTGGCGCTAGATTCTTTGCGCTACTAATTATTGGTAATGCCTGAGCTTTGAGCATGCGCTGAAATTCGGGGTTATCGATTTCGACCCCCATCGCTTTTAAGGCATCTATAACCTCGGCAATATTTTCAACGTTTTTGCTCACTCTGTTAGTTCCGTTTGTAGCTTCAAATATAAATTGCGCGCTAGGTTTGCAATGTTAACAATGTTATGATTAAGGCCCGCGTCAACGATTCTATGCTTCACGCTTACCGCTGAATTATAGCGGATTGTATAATAAACAATTTGCTTATGCTCTCTGCGGTCCGCATTCACTTGCTCGCTTCCGCTTTCCTGTTCTACGCGCTGAGCCCAAGCTGTTGCGTATTCGGTCCACGTTTGTAATTTCTCGCCTGTATTGGTGTCGATAGTTTCCGCATAACTCTGCAAACTAACTAGTACGTCCATAGATCCCGATTGCATTATAGTATAATTTGGATTTTGTACGGGTCTAAAAGATACTCGAAGCCTAAAGATATTTTGCTTTGGATGGTTCCCACTACTATCGCGTTCCTGTTATCATAGTATTGGCCTACCAAAAGCAAAGCGGCGTGTTTAATTGCCATCGGAAAAATAGTATCTGGGTCAACGCTTGCGGTTCCCACTGGATTAAATCCTTCAAATACTTCAATAATGTATTTAATTGTATCGTCGGTTATTGAGTCAGGCGCTGTATTGATAAAAATATTTCGTGAGTAGTTGCCCATTGGGTCAGGTGCTACTATCCAATCGCTGCCAGCAAATGCCGTTACTGCTTGGCTAGAGTTTACATAACTTACAGAGTTAACAGCCAACACGCGGCTATTTACGCGCAGATAATTGCCAGAAGGTATATTGAGCCCGTTTACGGGATTGATTAGCGCAGGCGAGCCCGTAAAGCTATCAAAGCCGTATTTTGCCGTCCCCTTTTTAATTGAGTATCCCAAGTAATTGCTGCAAGTATCTACGGCCATAGAAATAAGCCCTGTAATATAACTGTCGTCATCTGAGGCAGTAACGCGCAAATGCTGTTTAGCGTCGGCCAAACTTAAATAGTCTGTGGCGACATTTGCAAAGGCTGTGTATCTTCTACTTTTAAACATTATTCGGCGTCTAGTTCGGTCTCTGGGTTAGTCGGTTTCTTTTTACTCGGCTTAGGTGTAGCTACAACTTCAACAGCGCCAGCCTCAAGTAATAACTCGGCTTGCTTAGTTTCAATGTCTACCACTTCGCCCAAGTTATAACTCAGGTTAAAGTGTCCTGTTGGATTGATCAAAAATTTTACTAACATTTGGCCCGTGGGGGGTGCAGTCAAGACCCCCCGCAGCACTCGGACTTTTACGCCCCCGAGCGGGCTAGTTATTAGGCAACGATGTCCTTACAAACCGCGAAGGCTGCAGGGTTCAACAAGTTGCAATCCAAATAAGCGTTAAGCACAACGTTAGTCAAGCCGGCAGTAGCACCAGAATAAGGGTCAACTGTCAACTCCATTCCGCCCCAGTTAGCAATAGCCATTTTGCTGAAGTCTCCGAAGATCATTGCAGACAAAGTAGAGCTAGAACCTTTGCTCAAGTTGCTAGGCACCAAGGTAGTTGTTTGAACATTGTAACCGTTCAAATCAGTACCACCAGAAGGCCAAATGAAGTTACCTTCAACACCTGAAGATTGGCGGGCAGTAGTTTGCAATTTAGCTTTTACAGTTGGGTTAGTCAAGTAAGCAACACCATTTCCGTTAGCGTTCTCAACTGCTTTCATCAAGTTAACAACATCGGCCCAAACTGGAGCGATACCGTTAGCGTTAGTTGCGTTTGAAGTTGCGCCACCTGCGAAAGTTACGTTAACGTTAGCGTTACCGATAATACCTACAGGCTCATTAGATCCACCACCTTTGATAGCAGCAGTTTCCAAAGATTGTGCCATAGCATTAAGCAACCAATTTCTTACGTACCCGTCGATTGAGTTGCTAGATTGCAACATCAACTGGTTAGATACCTGAATATAGGCAGCCAAACGCTTAGGGCTAAATGTGATTTTTGAAAACGCGGGGCTTTTTTCAGTAGCTGTGCCGTTCTCAGTATTCCAACCTGCGCTAGGCAAAGTTGATGCTGTTGGTAAATCCAAGTTTCCAACCAATCCGCTCAAACGCTGAACGCCTAAACCTGCCAATACTGTGCGAGGCAATAAAACGTCAATGATTGAACCAACAGAAGTTTGGATGTTTACTCCACCTTCAGAGCCTGAGCTTCCACCTGTTGCAGTCATGTCACGAGTAAATACTTCAGAAGGTATTTTGATAGAGTGAGCAGAAACGCTTACACCTGAGCGCTGAAATTCAGATCCACCCATTGCAGAAAATTCGCCCTCAACGCCTTCACGACGGCCAGTGATAGCCATTTCCATTGCGCGCTTGAAGCTGTAATCTTTAGCCATGTTTGACTTTTCTTTCTCTTCGCTACGGCTTGCGCTGTGGCCTGCTGCTTGAGCTGCAAGGTTTTGCAATTTCTCTAGAGTTTCAACCTCTGCTTTGATCGCGCCTAAACGGGCTTCGATTTCAGACAAACGGTTGTTTTCAGTGTCAGCCATAGAACGCGCTTCACGCTCGATAGTTGACTGCAAGGTAGACAATTCGCCGAGCAAACGTCCACGCTCTTCTTTTAGGGCTTTAATTTTATTCATGATTTTTTGTTTTTTTTAATAGTTTGTGTATCTGGCTAATGCAAGTTTCAAAATATCTGCGCTTACTTGACTTTGTTTTGCGGCTTCAATCTCTAGTTCTTGGTCTCTTATGGCTGCAATGCTGCGGGCGTCTGCCTCTGTATCTTCATAAGCAGGATAAGTAACTGGGCTAACGTCGTATAGATCCTCAATCATTGTTATTTTACGCTTGCCCATAGTTCCGTACTTTTCGCTTTCGCTCCAAGACTGTTCTTTGATTGTAAAAGCAAATGAGCTTTGAGTAATGTCGCCGCGCATAATGCTGCGAACTACTGACATATGCGTAGGGTTCTCGTAATCTGGTACCCAAGTATACTCTAAATTCCCGTCACCATTTACAAATACTCTGCAAGTGTCTGCCTTTGTGCGGCCCAAAATTAAATCGGCTTCGTGGTTAAACAAACAACGGATATCGTAATCTTTACTCAAAGCGTTGTCAAACGCCCCGGGCATTATCACCTCTTCAAAATATCCAAGGTCGGTTACCGAATTAATAACCGCAGCGATTCCGCCAATTTCTTTTGGCATGCCTTCGCCCTCTGCTCTGGTGTGGACGGTGCCCGTAAATGTGCGCCTTTCTTGTTTCATTTTAATTATTTTCTAAATTATTTACGCCCTCGGGGTTATTGTTTTTGTCTGCGGTCGCCATCAGGTTTGCAATCTTCGCGTCCATATACTCGTTAATCTGACTGCTAGGCATTAAGTTGGCTTCGATTAAATATTCGTCGCCACCATCAAACGCGTTAACATCCTCATAAACCCGCGCCTCGTTTCTAGAAAGCCAGCCGCCGCGGATGCCTTTATTGTAATAGTCTGCTCGCTCGTTGGCGCTAGCTCTCAACAGCGAATTAAAGTTAAATTTAAAGTAATATGTAAGCTTATCGTTTTCTGTTAACAGCTTGCGGGCTAGTTCCTGCTCGATGTTTATAGCGTAGCTCATTAGAGTACGCGCATAAAAATCTTGATATTCCTGCTCAACGCTTGACTTGATGCCTGCCGTTGCGCCTATCATAGAAGCGGGCACTCCAAAGATTCGTGCAATTTCCTCGCTGCTGAATTTACGAGTCTCAAGATACTGCGCCTCTTCAGGGCTTAGGCTTAATTTTTCCATCTTGATGCCGTTAGGAAGCACAGCGCTACGGCTTGCCCCGTCTATAACATCGTCGAGGGATTTTTTTAACGGCCCTGCTTGGTCTATTTTTATCTGCGCGTCTGACGTTAACAAAAATTTCAATACTCCATTTTTATAAACTCCTGCGCTCTGGCTAATTGCTGCCAAGTCAATACCTAAAGTTTCTGCATGCAATACTACAGGGCTCAAACCTACCAAAGGATTATCGCCGCACATTCCTTTGAAGTGTAGCATTTCCGTTGCAGGGATCATGCCCGGGTACCCTGCGAGTGTAACCTTGTAAAACAAAAGGCCGTCCTGCATTACTGGCGTTACATACTGCGGAGCGATTGGGTGCAATTCTATGCCAATGTTTCGCACATCGCGATTAATAAAAGCGTAAGCGTTACCAGTTAAAGCCAAGTGGCTAGTCATATACTTGGTGAAATCGTATTTTGTTTGGTAAGGGTTAGGCTCGTTAGTTAAAGCTGTGGCGTAGTGGATTATAATTTGATCCCTGTTCTGCCCGTCATCTTTATACAACTTCAAACCTAGCCCCGCGATTCCATCCGCAATAACTCTAACGCAAGCGTGCACGGACGCAATGCTTAGCGCCGTTGTATTATTTACGGCTTGGCCGCTTTTGGTTTGGTAGCCAAAAATATTGTTTAAGGTATTTACAAACCAGTCTGCGGGCTGCGTTAGCATTGACCGCTTTTCTGTTTTCC